CTCGGTCCTTGGGTAGTTCAGTCCTAGCTTGTCAAACATCTTGGCTATCGAGGCAGACGCCCAGATATCTACGTCTAATCCTGATGTCGTCTTAATAGACTGACGCAGTTCCTTGGTCTTTGCACGAATGGACTTCTTGTTCTTATCCGCCTTGTCCAAGTCCACCCGCACTCCCTTGGTTCTCATGTCTAGCAAGCAGGGTATTAGGTCAGTCTCTATGCCCCATATGCCCCACAGTTCTTGGTCTTCAAGTTCAACCTTCAACGCTTGCCACAGCTTGAGCGTAGCTACAGCATCGCGCTCGGCGTAGGCTCCCACATACATAGGAGGAAGTTGCCACATCTCTGCCTTGGGATCGATGCCCCATGCCTTGGCCGCAGCCTTCAACAACTTCTCGTCCTTGCGGATTCCAGCGTAGTCTCGAGCCATAGCGTCAAGGCCAAAGGACCAACGGTTCTCGTCCACCAATGCACCAGTAATCATAGTGTCAATGATCTTGCCTTTGATCTCTACGCCCTCTGCCCGCATCCAGCCCGCATCATACGTTGCGTTGTGCATGATCACATGCATGTCAGGCACAGCCATCTGTTGGCCCAACCACCGCATGGCTATCTTGGCATCCAGGTTATGACCGTTCTCGTGTCGAATCGGGAAGTACCCTTGGTATTCTCCAGCCGCAACAGCGATGCCTATGATATGCCCGTCCTTGCGTGACCAACCTGGGCCCAAGGTCTTGATGTTTGGATCCTTAGTTTCAAGGTCTACAGCCACCTCTTTGTACCCTGTTAGATCAGGGAACTCCGTGGGTATATTCCAGTCTTTATCCACCAGGTTCAACTCTCCCTTGAACTCATGGTGCAGATCGCTTCCAAATAAATTAGCCATCTTTTTTATTCATCTTTCTTTTTACTGCTTCGACTTCTCTCAGCATGTCGATGTCTATGCCAAGATTGTCTAGTTCTTCGCTTTTTCCAGAAAACTCTCCTCCAAGAGCGGAATAACCAACTTTATCCAGCCACGAGTCCTCATGGCTTATGGTTTGTAAAAGACGGGCCGTCTTCACCCAGTCCATCATTAGGATAACATGTTGCTCCGTCAGGTAGCCGTGGCTTAATAAAGCCCCATTCATTATGACATTCCATCCATTGGCAATGCGGCTGTGGTTTTCAAACGCATCGCCGTAGTCCTTGGCGCGTTGTCCATTGATAAGTTCTTTTGACTTATCTAAAATTTCATCACGTTTCATTTTGTAGTCTCCAGTTTATTAGGTCGCCTCTTCGGGCGAAGGCTGCTCTCTAGTGGTCTTGGTCGATTGTAAGAATAGAATACATGTTGGTCTATTCGCACTATCCTATATAACTTTCTACGCCACACCGGACGCACTCTCGTAGTGTGGTAGTGGTCCGCGTCACTGTAAGGTAAGATCCCATGATCCTCGATGATCTGCTTTGCTAAACTCCTAGAGTTCTGCCACGCATCTCGGTCCTTGGTGTTTGGTACTTTTCCATTCCTTACAAACGAAAACTGTTGGTCCTCCATGACCACGCCACATACGGACGAGGGCCATCGCTTAGACTCCACTCTGTTTATTATAACCCTCGCAACCATAAGCTGGGCTTGTCGGGATTCTCCTCGCGCTTCATGGTATAAAGCCAACGCGAGACACATTGATGCTATCATTATATTGTGTACCTGTATTTGTTGTCCGATTGTAGGATGTAAAGCCTATGTCTGGCCCTTGTTACTCCAACGTAGAACGCTCGATGTTCATCGTCTTGGTGCTTTGACTCGACACATGCTTTGGTCGAGGCCGTGTAAACTACGCAGTTGTCATCCTCGCCACCTTTCATAGCGTGGAACGTAGATATCTTAATCCTTGGTGGAGACAGAAGGTCCTCGCCCCTCCGTTCTATTGCCGCAATGTACCGACGCATGCTCTCCGATACTTTCAATACGTCATAGGCCGCGTAGTTTGCACCACGCAGAAGTCCGTAGTCCGCCATCAACGTGTCCATGCCCACCTCTGCATCAGGTGCCAAAGCGTCCAGTAATTTGGTAGCCCCACGTTTTACAACAGCGTCTTTTCCCTGCTTGGGTAACCCAGAGTACAGCTTCTTGATACGATCCACCCCAAGCTTCTTATCCTGGCACAACTCGTCCCAAGCCATAATGTTTTCTACCAACTTCTCAGATATACTGGGTCTGCCCTTGACCGAATACTTAAACCCTGTGTTAGAAAACCACTTCGCCAACTCTCGAACGTAGGTGTTTGTACGCGCCATCACGGTCCATGATCCCTCGGTAAAAGGAATACTGTCCATATGTTGAACGTACTCTACCTCTCCTGTTTCCTCTCGAGGTAAAAATGTTTTAGAAGCACGGTCCTTGATCCTCTGAACAATACCCCTCGCCAACCGATGTACGTCATGTGGTATGCGGTATGACTGCGTTAACACCTCTACATCTGTGGAGGAATCAATAAACAATTTAACATCCACCCCTGTCCAACGGTGCACGGCTTGGTCATCGTCTCCCGCAATAATTGTTTTGTCGGAAAACTCAGCCAGTTTTTCGGCCATCTTCCACTGCAACGGTGTGAAGTCTTGAGCCTCATCAATAAACAGATAGTCCAGGTGGGGCGGCTCCCCGATCTCGATGTACTTCTCAATCATATCAACGAAGTCATACTTATTTAAAGTTCTTTTATACTCATCAATCTGCTTGGCTACCTGCGTTAATTTAAACGAATGCAGATCTCGGTTGGCTGTTTGATTAAACTCCTTGTTCAATGAAATCATACGATACCGAGAACGAATAATCATCTGTAGGTACTGAGCTCCTGATCCACCAATCGTAGGAAGAGTTATCCCATCATCGATGCTGGTCTTGTCTTCCCCCTCAAAATTTAATCCTACGGCCTCTCCAATAACTTTATAGTCTGCCATCTGCATTACGTCTTGCGACTGCAAGCCTAGCCCGTTGTACCCAAACGAGTGGCTCGTTCTCATAAACGGAAAGTCTGAAGGCTCTAATGAGAACTCCGCACATGATCGAGTAACCATCTCTTCAATAGCCTTACGAGTAAACGATATTACCCCGATGCGTGACGGGTGCGTCCCCAATTCCAATGCGGCTTTGATCTCTTGAATCAAACGATAGGTCTTACCGCAACCTGGAGGTCCCAGTATAAGTTTAGAGTTGGGGATCATAGGTCCTTGCCCCTTGGTCTGGAGTTCACCCAGTCTTCAATCTCCGTCAGTACCCAGCGGCTAGACGAACGCTTGTTGTTCTCGTCCCCCAGTACAATCGGCTGCGGGAAGTCTGCCTTCTGAGCCGACAGTTTATAAATGTATGACTTGGATACACCCAACATACGGGCAACCTCTCCTACACGGAGAAGTCTATTAGAAGGGTATGTCATCGCTCATCTCCTTAATTGGTAATTCAATTTTGTTTTCTTCAAACGAGGGTATGTACCAGCAACGAATGATTGAACGTGTGCCGTCAGACTTACGAATGTTTTGTCTTGATGCATCGCCACCCATGTCTCTAATCATCTGTATTAAGTGGCCTCGATTCTCGATCTTAAACCTGCGGTGGTGCAAGAAATCGATCAGACCCTCTAGTTTAAACATCGTAGTTCCTCCATCAGTCCAAGGCTTGCCCATTTCCATTTCTTCTGGAGCCATGGCTCTAATCTGACTGGTGCAATAGGAATGCAGGTGGTCTTTAAACTGACCTTTGATTGTGGCTTCTTCTGGCACATCTAGGTATGTAGCAGACTGCATCATAAGGTTGATCATAATCTGCCACTTCTGAGGCTTAACTGTCGGAGGCATGATGTTCATCTGCTCCATGCAAGCACGTTGCCAAAGCAATTGGTTCTGTAATTGCTCAGTGCTAAGTTGGATCCGCCCACCATCCACGTCCATGAAATAAACACGGGGCTCTGACAACATTATTGTCAGGCCCCCGACCACTGGTGCATCAGGTGCATCCTTGCCAATCCCGAACTTACGAACCGCACACAGCACTGGATCACAGTAACTTTTAAACGGTTCGTCTTTGCAGGTGTAGCCCCAGTCCTTTTTGGTTAGGGACTTTCTGAGGTTCAA